ATATAGAAGAGGCTAATGAATGTTCGGAGATTGCGTTCTCAACTCTTATAACTCGTGTTGGGAGATGGAAGAACTTCGAGTACGACATACCACCATTCATATTACTAACATGTAACCCTGATAATAATTGGGTGAAGTTTAAATGGTACGACCCATGGAGTGAAGGGAAACTCAAAGCTCCTTATTATTTCCAACAAGCGCTGCCGCATGATAACCCTTATAATACAAAAGAGTACTTAGAATCGCTAGAAAACCTGCCAGAAGCTGAATATCAGAGATATGTTAAAGGAAACTGGGAATATGGCGGAGATCCGAACCAATTGGTCCAATTTGCGTGGTATAAGGAGTGTAAAGTCGAAATTGACAAGATGGACTGCCAACCAACGTTTTTAGGCATCGATGTGGCTAGAGAAGGTAATGATTACTCAACTTTGGCGTTTTTTGACGATCATAGGCTTTTATGGATAGAACGGTATAAATTTGACACGTGTATACCACTAAAAGAGATAGTTAAGGAAAGAATTAAGGATTATCGTATGAGAATGTATAATGTGGCAGCTGATGGCATAGGTCTCGGTGCCGCCCTTATAGACTTGCTCGCACAGGATAGAATTTATATAGAAGTTTTTAAATCTTCGGAATCACCAACGTCACATCCAGATGGGATGGAACATTTTGTTTTTAGAAATAAAAGAGCCGAAGCTCACTGGCTTTGGAGAATGGATATACAAAATGGCAATATTGATCTATGTGATGACCCAGAGTTACAGAAACAGACACTTTCTCTTAAATATTACGTAGAAGAGAAGTTTATTAAGATACAGGATAAAAAGACCTTCAAGAAAGAATTAGGATATTCACCAGATACGGCAGAAGCTGCTATTATAGGTAACTATATAAGAAATAAGCAAATTGGTGGTAAAATTCTTTTTGTATCTAAAGGAAGCGCGAGAACTAAGAGTTCCAGTACACAAAGTACGCTGGTTCCGATAGTTGAAGCTAAAACTCACGTTTACGCATTGGAGTATTAAAATGGTAGAGAAAACAAAAGAAACAAATCAGGCTGAGGCGAGTAAGTACACTAATAATAGAGCGAGTAATCCGGGAACGAAATTTGTGAGCGGTCGTATATATGAGGAGTATCTTGGTGCACTTACTACACCAGCAGCCTCCTATCCAATATATGATAAGATGCGTAGGTCTGATTATCAGATAAAACGGCTGTTAAACGTTCTAATGACTCCTATTAAGTCTGGAACGTTCAAATATTCCCCAAAAGACGATAAAGACGAAAAACAGATAGAACAGGCGTATTTTAAGAATCAACTGCTAAATAACTGGGGAACACAGAAATGGAGCGAAATGCTTCATGAGATACTGTCATTCCTGCCAATGGGGTTTTCTATCTTCGAACCGTACTCACACGTAGTTGAAGACGTTAAATTAGGTTCGGTAGTAACTTTAAAGAGTTTGGGATTCTTGAAACAGAGCACAATAGATAAATGGGATGTAAAAGATGCTGAGGTTGTAAGTATACTTCAAAAAGCATATGGAAAGAATGATGTGACAATAAAAGGCGATGAGCTGATGATTTTCACAAATGAGAAAGAAGGAGACAACTTTGAGGGAATTTCTGTACTAAGAGCCGCATATGGTAATTATATTAGAAAAGACCTTTATTTAAGATTAGATATGATAGGTCAGGAAAAAATGTCTGTTGGAACTCCGATATTCTTCCTTCCTAAGAGTATGATTTTAGATGATACAGAACTTGCTGCTGTTAAAGCAGTTGGAGAGTCATATACGTCACATGAGCAAGCATTCGTCATTTTAGACGAGAGATTGAAAGAAGATGGCTTTATGATAGAAAAAGGTGAATATAACTCAGAAGCGGTGGATACATCCATTAAACGTGAAGATATGGGTATTCTGGACTCCATACTAGCAGGATTCCTCGCAATCGGTACTCAGAAGTCTGGTGGTAACGCACAGAACGAGGGACAGATGGAAATGTTCTTAAACAGCCTTTTATTTATTGGTAAGTATATTGCTAGTAAAATTGATCCTTTAACACATTCATATTATGTACTCAACTTTGGTGAACCAGAAGAGAGACTAGATATGTTAGTGACAGGTATTGCCAGAAAAGATGCCAGAGCGATGATGGAAGTAATGAGAGGATATGTGACATCTAAAATTATACAGCCAGATGATAGGCTGGAAAAAAGAGTCAGAGATGATCTTAATCTACCAGATATTGACGATACATCTATTAGAGATATAAATGAGACTCCTGACTATAAAGAAGATCAGGATGACCAAGATAAGGAGAATCCTGATAAACAGAAAAAACCAGCAGAATCGCCAGATGAAGGCAAATAGGAGTACAAAATGAGCAATGAAATTAACAAACAAGGTAAATTTTACACACGCGACTTAGCATGTGCAGCATATCTAAAAACAAAGGGGTTTCCCTTAGAAGTCGATAGAGTAGGACGTAGAGGTATATTTTACTATGCCGAAGCACAACAGGAAGAAGTCGATGGATTTTTTAAAGGAACAGGGGACTTTATTAGTTTCGCTGGTCATATGAGAGGCTTAAAGTCTCAGATACAAAATACTAGAGTAAAGGAGGACGAAAATGACAATTAGTTTATCTGATTTTGATGCGCAAAGAACGTTATTCTTGTTTGATAACTTCAATCAAGAAACTTCTGAAACATTAATTAAAAATATGATGAAACTAGATGCTAAAAATAGTGAGGATGTTAATATAGTTATTAATTCCTGGGGAGGTGAGGTATTTTCTTTATTCGCTATTTTAGATGCAATGAAAGGCCTTAAATCAAACGTTAACACAATATGTTTGGGAGAAGCTGACTCTTGTGGTGCAGTCTTATTGTCAGCAGGAAATAAACGATATATAGGTGAGAATTCAAGAACGATGATTCATGAAGTTTCAACCTTTACTTATGGTAAAGTTTCTGAGATTGAAGAAGATTTAAAAAGCGCTCAAGAGATTAATGATAAGTTGATTCAACACTTATCTGATAATACTGGTAATGAGTTTGACTCATTAAAGAGCATGATGAAGAAAGATACGTTTTTAGATGCTACAAAAAGCAAAGAAATGAATTTAGTAGATGATGTACTATCGGAACCTAAAGAATCGGATGTTTTTACTAATAAGGTACAGTCGTTCATAGGAAATTTTGATGGTCATATAAAAGATGGAACTTACGGTAAAGTGTTCTATAATTCATCTATGGGAGCCGTGGACGCTCCAAAAATGAGCACTGCGTTTGGTGGTAAAGATGTTAATAATGCGGGTTCAACCCGTTTGTTAAATAAATTAATGAAAGGAGAAAAAGTTATGGATAAGAAAGAAATGTTCGCTGCTTTAAAGGACAATTTTGATTGTGATGTTGCACAACTAATAGTTGATGCTGCTCGTATTCCAGAAATGGAAAAATCAGTTAAAGAGTCTCTAGAAGCAAAGGTTAATGCTGAGAAAGTATTAGCAGATCATAATGAAGCACAGGAAAGTGAGAACGTAGAACGCCTTCTTGCAAGCTTAATTACTGAGGGTAAAGCTACTCAAGCTACCAATGAGGTAAACAAACTAGCATTCGATGCTATAGGGTATACTGCAGCTAAGGAATTAGCAGAAAAGATGCCAGCTATTGCAAAATTCGAACAAACAGGCTCAAGCGCTAATGAAGATGAGTCAGAAATAACAGATGCGCAAAAAGAAGATAAAGAAGTTAAAGCATACGCTGCAGAAAACAAAGTAACGTATGAATCGGCTCTTACGTCTATAAGAGAAAACAATAAGAAGAAAGGAGATAAATAATGGCTATACCAAGTTTACCACTACAGAATCCATGTGATACAGTTACCTTTTTGACAACTGGCACATTGGCATCTAAACAATACAATTTCGTATATCAGAGTGATGTAAATCACGTTAAAATTTCTGCTGTTGCACAAAATGAACCTGGAATGAACGTGTTCATTTTGCAGAATACTCCAGGAGCTGGAGAAGAAGCTGACTGTGGTGTTTTAGGAACAGGGGATTCATTTCTCGCTATTGCTACAGGTGCAGTTACTATTGGTGCAAACCTAGCAGCCTCAACAGGCGGAGCAGGTAAGTTAAGTACAGCTGGTGGAATGTTTTATGCTAAAGCAAAAGACGTATCTACTGCAGCTGGTGATATAATCGTTGTTGCGACTTTAACGGGTCAATCAACTTAAAATAAGAAAGGAGAATAAAAATGGGTAATAATATTGCAATTATGCCGGATGAAGTCCTAACGAACTTATTCCGTGGCTATATGCCAAAAGATCAGAGTTTTATACATGACATGATTTTACCAACAATTAGTGTTGGATCAAAAGACGGTCAGGTTATCAATTCTGGAACTACATCACAAGAATTTTTGAAAGTTTATCATGACGTTATAGTGGGAAGAACAAAATCTCCAGAAATTAACGTTCAATTAACTAAGGCAGATGCTTGGCACACAGAGAAGCATTCATTGAAGATTATGGTTACAAAAGACGATGGTCTTAAGTTCAGTAATAGTGATTGGAGAGCGGGCATGAGGGACGCTGAAATCATGTTTACTAAAATGTTAAGAAGCGCAGTGTTAATGGGTAAAGAGTATGCAATAGCAGATGCTTTATTTAGTACATCAAACATTACTAATAATGTTACTTTATCAGGTGCAGACCAGTGGAGTGATTTTGTTAATTCTGACCCAATTGGTGATGTAAGAACGGCTAAACAGACAATCAGAAGTGCAGCTCACATGAAAGCTAATGTTGGGATTATGGGTATTGAGGTATTTGAAATTATACAAGACCACCCACAAATCAAGAAAACTAACGGTATTGCTCCAGATGGAACAGTTCCAGTTAGATCACTTACAGAAGCTGAAGTAGCAAAAGCATTCGGTTTAGAAAAACTAATAGTTGGTGACGTTCAATATGAAACTGCTATTAAAGGAGCAACTTCAAGTCTA